AATGTTTTCATAATACTATTTATCCTATTCTGCTAGTCTAGAGAAGTTTTTGTACTTCTCAAATCTTAACACATTACTGAACTTATCATATAATGTATCACCTTTATGACTAATGATAAATGCATTTACTCCATCTGTCAAGGTGTTTAACAGCTTTAAGAATTCATCTGTACCAGCAACATCTAAAGATGAGTCAAAGACTTCGTCTAGAATTAATAGGTTAGTGTTCACACTATTCTTCATTCTTGCAACACTTCTCCATGTGAATAGAAGTGCAAGGTCGATTCTCATTTTCTCACCTTGTGAAAAGTTTTCGTATTTGAATACGTCACGGAATCTTGATTTAATTGTTTCATCGAATGATTCATCCAACTCAAATCCAACATAGAATTCTAATTGTGCAAGATACTTATTAATAAGCTTATTCATGATAGGAACATACTGTTTAATAATCTTTTCTTTAACACCTTGGTCTCTAAGTAACATAGTTGCAATCTCATAGTAGTGTGTTCTGTCTATAAGAGATTTATGTTTGGTATGTAGAACATCTAATTCATCTTCACCTTTGGTGATTCTTTCATGTACATCTGTACCACCATCGGATTCAATTTTTAAGGTTTCTATTTCACCATTAATTTTTTGGATATATTTTTGATTGGATAGGATTTCTGTTTGATGTAATCCTACTTGTCTTTGGATGTCGTCGATTTGTGACTGGATGTCACTGATTTCGAGGATTCTTTTTGAGGCACTGGAAACTCCATCTTCAATCTGTTGGAGTGCGAGTGCAATCTCCGTTGCCTTCTTATTCTTTGATTCGAGATGTTCTTTCTTGTGTTCCTCATCTAATCCTTGTTTACATGTTGGACATTCATCATTCTCTTCATAGAACTCAACTTCTTTTAATGCTTTCTTTCTTGCAGTAGTAAGTTGTTTATCCATTTCTTCTAAGTCTTTTAACTTTTTAGTAACGGAATCTTTATCGGAAATTGTTAACTGTATAGTTGCAATCTCTTCACTGTTAGTATCTATAACTTCTAACAGCTCACCTATATGAATGTTAGTATCTACTACTGTTTTTTCGAACTGAGTAATCTTTGCCATTCTATTTTCTGTCATGACTTTTACTTGTTCGTTCAAACCATTGAGTCTCTCTTCTAAGATTTCAACTGCATGTTGTGTATCTTTAACTTCAATTATATGTGCAGCCTTTTTCTTTCTAAGAAGCTGCATCATTGTTGTGAAGATATTGATATCCAGTAAATCTTCTACCAATTTTCTTCGGTCTTTTGCTCTAAGTTGCATGAAGGGTGTGAAGTTAGCAGAACCAAGAATTGCAACCTGTGTGAATGAACGATAAGACATTTTAAGAATATGTTTTTCAAGATGGTCTTGATAGTCTCTTACTGTTGCATCTTGGTTAACAAGTATGTCATCAACATAGAGTTCAAAAATATTTGGTTTTGCGCCACGGATTATTTTGTATTCTTTTTTACCGATATAAAACTCTATCTCAACGACTAGAGCTTTCTCATTGATACTATTAATAAGTAATTCTTTTTTTAGATTTCTAAATCCACGTCCGTATAATCCGAAACACAATGCATCTAATAGTGTAGATTTACCAGCACCATTCTCTCCAAGGATAAGAGTGGTTTGATGTGTATCTAATTCTATTTCAGTAAATTTGTTTCCCGATGAAAGTAAATTCTTCCATCTTACCTTTGTGAAATTTATCATAAGTAAGTGTGTTCGTCCAATGCTTCATTATATAAGGTCTTCATAATCTCGTCGAGTTTTTCTTTCTTACCTTGTATCTCCAACCCATCAACATACTTGGATAATATGGTTAGGGTATCATCAACTCCTTCGATTTCATCATCGTCAAAGAAATCCATATGTTTATTATCATCTACGACTGCAACATGTAAAGGGTTAGATGCATGTACCTTGTCTAGGAATGAATCAAACCAGTAAGGATTATCTTTATTAACAACAATAACCTTTACAAACTTACCCTCAAATCTTGAGTAGTCAATCTCTTGCAAGGCCTCGAAATTTTCTATCTTACCATCATCATAATATCCTTTCTCAAACATAGTCAAAGGATTATGTACTGGGGTAAGTTCTTTTGTTTCTGTATCAAAAATATGGAAGTACTTTTTATCATTATAATCTGACCAAGTAAATTCCATTTGTGAACCTAAGTATCTAACATTCTTCACTTCTGATTTGTGATGGAAATGACCACTGTATACTTGTTCAAATCTTTTAAGATATGATATGTCTAGTCCATGTTGACATGTCATGTTAGGTAATAGTAATGCACCTTCTATCTCGAAGTGTCCCATACAGTGAGTTGCAGCTGCAGTCTGCATGAACTCTACCATGTCTGCATAGTTATCATTGTTAATCCATGGTACTAATGCAATTGGAAAGTCATCGTATTCTTTTACAATAGGGTCGGCATATACGGTAATATTAGGTTGATTATAAAGAAGTAACTCGGGTGAATTAACATCATTCGTATTCTTATAATATGTATCATGGTTACCTAGAATCAAGTCCATCTTGATTCCTCTCTCATTGAGTGGGTCTACAAAGTGTTCGATGTTTGCTTTCATCGATGCAAAGTTTACATACTTACGTCTATCAAAGTAATCACCCATATGGATAATCTGTTTGATGTTATGTTCATCTAGATATGGGAAGAATATCTCTTCATAAAAACGTCCTTGGTACTTGGACATTTCAACCATATCTGAACGGACACCACAGTGGGTATCATTTAATATTGCTATCTTCATTCAGTAAAGTTTTCTAAATTTTTATTAGCTTTCTTTTTCTTATTTTTTGATTTACGTGGTTCATACTCTACACGATTCATATTCTCTTGCATCCACTCTACGTTAGAGTTGACTAGTGATGGGTCATGTTGACCATCGATAGTTGCAAATGAATCCATAGTAATAGATGATTCCATGATTTGTTTTTGTTTGATGTAGACTTGTTTCTTTTCCTTCTGAATCCTTCTTAAGAAAGCGTAATAACAAATCTGAGTGACATATGCAAATGCATTGTTTGATTTTTCAACGTTAAAGTTACCAATGTATTGGATACAATTTTCGATTGCATCACAAATCATTTCGTCACGGTAAGTATAGTTGATGAAATTAGGTCGAGTGGATAATCGGGTTGCAATCTTATAGATGCATTCACCAATGTATTCAGTCATTCGAGGGGGTTGTTTCCCAGCATCATTTGCTTCTTTAACTAAAGTATTAAACTCTGCAACTGCAGCTGTAAACTCCTTGTTATTGACGTAATGTTCTGCTTTTTTGGGGTCTTTTTTTGTAGTCATGTATACATTATACCTCTTTATCGTAGTATTGTAAGGGGCTTTTTAAATTAAAATTTATTTATAAAAGCCTATAGACAAATGAAAAATGTGTGATAAAATGAATATGTCCCAAGGGGGATATACTTAGCTAATCAATAGAACGAGTATGAATTGTAACGTCCCGATTACTACAAAGAATGAAATCCCGAGGAAAATGCAGATGAACATAATGTCGAGGGGATTTAGGTCGACCTTTTCCTCTTTACCTAGACCTAATAATAGCTTCGCGACAATCTTAAAATAATTTTTCATTTATAAAAAACATACCCAGCATCATAAAGAATACAGTCACCTGTATAACTGCTGGTACGACGACGAATAATTGCATTGCAGAAAAGTCACCCTTCATAAAGAAGTCTTCTTCATACCATGTTTCTAATTCTTCGTTCGTTGCTTCCTTCACAGTATTATTTAGTAAGGTTAATTCACCCTGTTTTAAAGATGTCAAGTCGTATACTGATTGTCTGACTACGGGTCTCTTCCAAGAGTCGTGCTTCACTTAAGTTCAACCTCAATAAATTTACCAATCATATTGATATCTGCATCTGACAACATACCTGCTTGAGCCCACATCGTGGAACTCATTGCACCGACCTCACCTCTATTCTTATAAGTGTTAAGTCTGTCAACTATGTAATCTGCAGATTGACCAGCAAGTTTTGGGAAGACTGCCATACCTTGACCTTCTTGACCATGACAAGCTGCACAACCACTCCATAAACTTCTGATTTGACTAAACTCATCTAAGTTTGCAAGAGCTTGTTTTGCTTGTAACTGTTCTACCACAGTTCCGTTTAGTTCCACATACTCTGCATAACACATACCAGTGCAAGACTGATTACTGCTATATCCTGTGTACTCTAGATTAGGGTAAATTTTAAGTGAAAAGAATGCAAATATTACCATGCATCCTACTAGTGTCATTCCTAATTCTTTCATAACATTTGAATGTGTTGTTTGAATCTTTCCAAATCTCTAACTGCTCTTAAAGCTCCAGGCTCTCTGTCCATAAAGACCCATGATGTTAAGAGTATAAAAATAAATGGATATTTCATTTTGGGTTGTATATATAAATCGCTATTAGTATTATTACTTGTAAGGATAGTCCGCTGACTAAGAAACCTATATCAGACATTTGGAATCAATCCAAATATAGATGCACAGAAAATCAGACAGAGGCCTATCACCTCTGCCTGTTCTCGTAGTTTATTTTTGTTTCTCTCAAACATTAATATCCTTTGTAGGACATAAACATTACCATAAATGGTAGAGCAAAAGGAAGAGTCATCAGCACTAGAAATTCGATAGTGTCACAGATTGTACACACTTGTGGTGATTCTGCGACTTCTCTAGCTTTTCGCACCATGCTCTTCGCAATGTAGGTTGCTGTGGACATGGTTTTCCTATTAGTTAAGTTATAAAAATTTTGTATATCCTGTTATAACCATGGATTATACGCACTTATTTAGACAAATTAAAAACCTAATGAATTGTTTTCTTAGGGTCAAGGTCTTCTACATCGAATTCCTCTTCAATCATCTCTAAGTCTTCGGGGATTAAAGACTCCATTACTTTATTCAAGTAATCACGTCTTACATCTTCTGCGGTTATCTTTTGATTAGTTAAAGGGATTGATTGTGTTTCAACCATCTCTAACCATCTAGAAGAAGCTTCATCATAAAAGGGAATGAATTGTTGGTTCATTACACTTCTATATAACACTTGGTCTACTGGTAACATAATAATTGGGTCTTCACTCAAGGGTGCATACGGATAAAACGTAGCAAGTGTATTGAGTTTGTCTTGAACAGTTAGTTGACATATCATAGGTAAAGTTATTTCAACACCGTTGTTTGTATCTCTTACCATACCCACAATCTCACTACCAGTCTTCAGTTTTACAACCTCGTACTTTCTGTTTGTTAAATCTTGTGGTGATGTCATTTTAAGTCGAACTGCCTTATCTCGTAGTTAAAGTTTTCTTCGTTGTATATATTTATACGTTCTTTAAGGTGATTGAGAGTATGATTTTCATATTGTAAGTCATCTGATATATCAAATAATTTCATTTTAGTTTTACCCTCAGCCTTACGAAGTCCTCTACCTATAGATTGAAGGTTTCTTATTCGACTTTTTGATGGTGATGCAAAGACAATATTGTCTATACGTTTTATATTAACACCTGTAGAGAAGGTGCCGTATGATGCTAGTATGACATTTTCATTTGAGTTCTCGACATACTCTCTTACAGCTTCACGGTCATCAACATCCGTTCCACCATATACGTAATGTAGTTTGTCTTCTAGTCTCTTCTGCATTTTTGCATGAAGAACAGTTCCATGTTTCTCTACAAACTGAAACAATACTAGAGTGTTCCCCTTAAGGGAATATACAAGGTT